CTTGCCTGAAATACCTTTGGAGGTACGAGCGAAAGGCCAAGCCGTTAGAGGACTTAAAGAAAGCCCAGTGGTACCTAAACAAGTTAATAGAGGGAGTTGAAAGTGAAGATTGACGAACGGATAATACAGATTATTTTTGATTCAAGTGACGATCGGGTAGTTGGGCTGTCTCAATATGGGCGAGTATTTCGCATATGGTATGGACTTACAGGTAGCAGATGGATATTGGATACAGGTAGCGAACTATACAAAGATAGTCGTATCTTGGATGAGTAAGGGTAGTCGCCAACGTCCAACAGCGCCGACCTACTGGGACAACCACGAAAAGGTGTTCTATTCCAAAGATGACCTACTTAATAAACCAAAAAGGAAACAAGCTATGAATGTATTAGATGACGTAGAAATTAGTTCTGAGGACTTGAGACGATTGTATGAGTACTTTACTGACCCTGCGCACGGATTTAGCACGGTAGGTTACATATCTAAAATCACAGGGGTGCCAGAGAAGGAGGTAAAAGCGTTTTGTGTAGTATTTAACGAAGGTATAAAGTAGCTAATGGATTTAATAACCGTAGACTTTGAAACGTATTATGACAAAGACTATTCTTTGCGTAAGATGACAACCGAAGCCTACATCCGTGACCCTCGTTTTGAGGTGATCGGTGTAGGTGTAAAAGTTAATAACCAACATACGGAGTGGGCTAGTGGAACACATAAAGAACTCAAGGAGTACCTACACACTTTCGATTGGGAGAGTTCTGCTCTCCTTTGCCACAACACTTTGTTTGATGGTGCCATTCTTAGTTGGCTGTTTGATGTTCATCCTTGCCTCCTTACCGATACTCTGTGCATTGCCCGTGCTTTACATGGGGTCGAAGTTGGCGGCTCTCTCGCTACGCTCACTCAAAGGTATGGGATCGGAGTTAAAGGAACGGAAGTACTCGACGCTATCGGAAAAAGACGTAACGACTTCACCGAATCAGAGTTAGATAAGTATGGGGACTACTGCATCAACGATGTAGAGTTAACCTATAAGTTGTTTAACATGATGGGTAAGGGGTTCCCGAAGGGGGAGTTACGCTTGATAGATTGCACACTGCGTATGTTCGTAGAGCCAGTGTTGGAGTTGGACTTAGGACTACTAGAGCACCACCTAGAAGATACCAAGCAGATCAAAGAAGACTTAATAACTTCTTCTGGTGCGACAAAGAAAGACCTGATGAGCAACCCTAAGTTTGCTGAGTTACTTGTGGGGTTAGATGTTATACCTCCTATGAAGACTAGCCTGACTACAGGTAAGCAGACCTACGCGTTCGCTAAGAACGACGAACAGTTTAAGGCGTTAGAGAATCACCATGACCCACGTGTACAGGCATTGGTAACGTCACGGCTAGGCACGAAGAGTACGTTAGAAGAATCACGTACTGAGAGGTTTATAGGTATAGCTAAACGTGGGCTGCTACCGGTACCTGTAAGATACTACGCGGCGCACACTGGTAGGTGGGGAGGAGATGACAAGATCAACATCCAGAATTTACCCAGCCGTGGTGTGAATGGTAAGAAGTTAAAGAACAGTATGCTTGCCCCCGAAGGGTACATGATGGTTGACTGCGACTCCTCGCAGATCGAAGCGCGAGTGTTGGCGTGGCTTGCAGATCAGGGGGATCTGGTTTCCGCATTCGCCAACGGCGAAGATGTTTATATAAAGATGTCCTCTAAGATATACGACATACCAGAAGATAAGGTTACTAAGGAGCAACGGTTTGTTGGTAAGACTACCATCCTAGGTTGTGGTTACGGTATGGGTGCGGTAAGGTTTGCAGATCAGTTGCAATCGTTTGGTACACACATGGCACTGGAGGAGTCGCGCAGGGTAATAAACATATACCGCGATTCCAATTGGAAGATAGCTACTTTCTGGCGCGATTGTCAGAACATGTTAGTAGAGATGTCTCGTGGTAACTCCGGTAGCTTTGGCCCCAATGGTATAGTTAAGTATGGATCGGACGGGCGTGATGGATGGGTACTACTGCCGTCAGGTTTGAAGATGCGCTATGACGACTTACAGTATGAGCAGGGAGAGCGTGGCCCAGAGTTTAGCTATAAAACTCGCCGTGGACGCACTAGGATATACGGCGGTAAGGTAACAGAGAACATATGCCAAGCGATAGCGCGGTGCATAATCGGGGATCAGATGTTAGCGATTGCCAAGAAGTATAAGGTAGCACTGACCGTACACGATTCCGTAGTATGCTGTGTACCTGAGAACGAATTAAAAGAGGCAACCACTTACATAGAAGGTTGTATGAGTACGACTTCATCGTGGGCAGAAGGGTTGCCTATAACATGTGAGTCGGATAATGGTAGATCTTATGGAGAGGCCGCAGGATGAACAGTATAGAAAAAGCTATGGAAGAAGCGCATGAGTTTGCAGATAGAGCGATAAGTAACTCTCGTAGAGAGCCGCTAGGACTTAACCTATCGTCTGCGGTGACCGACCTTAAAACTTATTTAAGTCACCCTGTTGTAGTTAGTAAGATGTATATAATAACCATGTGCAGTATCTCAACTACTATGTTCATACTATGGGCGACATCATATGGGTAAAGTAACTTACCTTAACAAGTTTAAGAGTGATAAGGAACAACAGCGGTATGGCGGAGAGTCATTGGGTAAACATGAAACCGAAGGTAACTATCTTAGTATTCTTGTAGGAGAATCTAAAGGGGAGGAGATAGTTATTCTTGTAGAGCAAGTCGAAGTAGTGGGTACCACAACGCACAGTGAAAAACTGGTGCTCACTGTAGACATGTTGCATAGCCTTATAGAAGAATTAATTAGCGCGGCAGACGTTATAAAGGATATGGAATGAGTATTGCCCCGTGGTCGTTCTCTAAGATTAAGTCGTTTGAGCAATGCCCTAAGAAGTTCTATCATCTAAAGGTAGCGAAGAGTTATAAGGAACCAGAGACAGAAGCCATGCTGTACGGTACTGCCGTACACTTGGCGGCAGAGGAATACATCAGGGATGGAACGCCACTGCCTGAGAAGTACGCCTACTGCAAAGATGTACTTGATGCCTTGAACAACATAGAAGGTGAGAAGCTATGTGAGTTGGAGATGGGGCTTACCGAGAACCTAGAGCCGTGCGGGTTCAGAGATGACAACGTGTGGTGGCGGGGCATAGCGGATTTAGTTATCCTAAACAAGCGCACCAAAACAGCTTATGTAGTAGACTACAAGACAAGTAAAAATACTAGGTACGCTGATAAAGGTCAGTTAGAACTTATGGCTTTGAGTATGTTTAAGCTGTACCCCGACCTTGAATCAGTAAAGGGCGGCTTATTGTTTGTGGTATGTAACGAACTTGTAAAGGACAGCTACTCCAAGAAAGACGAGTCTACGTTATGGGCTAAGTGGTTGTCAGACTATAGCCGTATGGAGCAAGCGTTTGAGAACAACGTGTGGAATGCACACCAGAGCGGACTATGTAAACGTCACTGTATCGTGACAGAATGTGTACACAACGGGAGGAACTAATGCCGTACAAGAATCCGAAAGATCGTAAGAAACAAAAGAATCCTCCTGTCGGGAGCAAAGAACATAAGGCACGTATGGAACGACAACGTGCTAGGCGTAAGATGGATAAGGAAGGTAAAGACGCTAATAAGAACGGTAAAGCCGACAAGCGTGAAGGTAAAGACGTTAGTCATAAGAAAGCGTTGAGTAAGGGTGGTAGTAACAAAGACGGTGTTACCGTAGAAAGTAGATCCGCTAACCGTAGCCGTAACTATAAGAAGAAAGGTAGTAGAAAGCCTAGGTAAAGAATTCCCTATTGGTATGGGTTGACGCTTGCTTGATGCGTCTTTAAATGATGTCGTGCCCTCCTTTGGCGATAAAACGCGGCATAAAATCGAGTAGTCCTACTTAGAATCATAATGCGGACTTAGCCCCATCCGTGGACGAAGCGGGGCTACCACTGGGTTGTACGGTTATTCAGTTATTCAGGTTATTCAGGTTATTCAGGTTATTCAGGTTATTTTTAGGTCGTAGTACATAACACAGTAACAAGTTAGCATGTAGTTGCGCTAATTTTTTATTCTCGCGTGACGTGGATACCCACTTCATGCTATTTCGCATCGGAGCGACAAATGAAGATAGTAGATAACAAAGCATTACTACTCACCCTACGTAATCCATCTAAGGTTACGGCAGTGATACCCAAGAGCAAAGAACTACCAAACAACCAAGTACTTGTTAACTGGGGGTTAGAAGAAACGCGGGTGCTACGTAATATGCACATTAACGCGCCATCCCCTATAGAATCTAGGTACCAATGGACGGGTAAGTACACACCGTTTGACCATCAAAAAGTTACCTCCAGTTTCCTAACCCTTAACCGCAAAGCGTTCTGCTTCAACGAGCAGGGTACAGGCAAGACCGCCAGTGCTATATGGGCATCGGACTACTTACTTAAAACAGGTGTTATCAACCGAGTGTTAGTTATATGTCCTCTATCTATTATGGATTCCGCATGGCGCAATGACCTGTTTAGTTTCGCTATGCACCGCAAGGTAGATGTAGCCTACGGAGCCAAAGCTAAACGCGCTAAGATAATCGAGGGTGACGCTGAGTACGTGATAATAAATTATGACGGGGTAGAGATAGTAGCGGACGCAGTAGCCAACGGAGGGTTTGACTTAATAATTGTTGATGAAGCTACCCACTATAAGAATCCCCAGACTAAACGATGGAAGACCCTAGCTAAGTTAGTCGGGCCAAGTACATGGCTATGGATGATGACGGGTACTCCCGCCGCGCAAAGTCCCACGGATGCATACGGTATAGCTAAACTTGTTAACCCCAACGGAGTGCCTAGGTTCTTTGGTTCTTTCCGTGACCAAGTCATGCGTAAGATAACTAACTTCAAATGGGCACCAAAAGAAGATGCCACTACGACAGTACATAGAGTACTGCAACCCGCTATACGATTCACTAAAGAAGAATGTCTTGACCTACCTCCTATGGTATACGTTAAACGAGAGGTAGCCCTCACCCGTCAGCAGTTGAAGTACTACAAAGAGTTGAAGGACAAGATGGTCATGCAAGCGGCGGGAGAACAGATCACAGCCGTCAATGCCGCAGTAAGCATGAACAAACTACTACAAATATCGGCGGGTGCAGTCTACACCGATACGGGGGATGCATTAGAGTTTGATATAACTCCTAGGTACAAAGTACTGCGTGAGGTTATAGATGAGTCTAGTAAGAAAGTATTAGTGTTTGTGCCGTTTAAACATACGATTGATATGCTGACTAAGAAGTTACGCGAAGACGGCATATCAACAGAAGTTATACGGGGGGATGTACCCGCAGGTAGACGTACAGAGATATTTAAACGGTTCCAAGAGGCAGATGATCCCAAGGTTCTAGTTATACAACCCCAGTCAGCGGCGCACGGAGTAACTCTAACTGCGGCTAACACGGTAGTGTGGTGGGCACCGACAAGTTCTTTGGAAACATACGCTCAAGCCAACGCTCGTGTACACAGGTCAGGACAAGATCACAAATGTACCGTCGTCCAGCTCCAAGGTTCCCACGCAGAGAAACGTGTTTACGCACTGTTAGACAATAGAATTAACATACACACAAAAATGATTGATCTTTACAAAGAAATACTTGACTAGCTAACAGTAACCCAATAAAGTGAACGTCCTGCCAATAAAGGAGCGCGTTATGAGTGATGTAAAGCCTATTGCAGAGCAGTTAACCAAGGTTTATCTAAAGATAAAAGATAAGCGTTCGGAACTTGCACTGGCGTACAAAGAAGAAGACGGCGAACTGTCGGAGCAGTTGGACAAGGTTAAGAGAGCCTTACTCGACTACTGCAAAGAACAGGGGCTAGATAGTGTAAAGACTTCAGAAGGATTGTTCTATAGGACTGCCAAGGTTAGGTACTGGACTAGTGATTGGAGCAACATGCATGAGTTTGTATTGCAGCATGAAGTACCTGAGTTACTTGATAAACGACTCAACCAAAAGAACATGAAAGACTTCTTAGAAGAAAACCCCGACCTTGTACCTAAAGGTCTTAATGTAGATTCAGAATACGTGGTATCAGTGAGGAGAAAACAGTGAAAGAAGCGTACGTACCAATTGAAACAGTAGCAAAGCACTTTGCGGTATCTATATCGACAGTCCGTGCATGGCTAAGAACCAAAAAGATTCCTAGTAACACGTTTATACAGGTAGGTAGTACTTACCGCTTTAACCTGACGGCAGTGGAAGAAGGTCTTCTAGGGGACACACAAGAAAACATACTTTGGGAGCCAGACCATGATGCTGAAGGTGACCAGATGTGTGAGCAGTTGGAGTTAGACTTGGATGACGATGCCTGATGAGTGGTAATAACGGTCTACGTCGAATTAGCATACGTGATAGCAAGTTTCGTCTTGTTGCTAATGGCGAGGAAGTTACCCTTGAATCAGGTTCAATAGAAGCGGTTGTAGTTAATGCCGCTCCAGTATCTCGCGCTTACTATGGCGAAGCGTATGACCCCAATAGGGTTGCGGTACCTACGTGTTGGTCATCTGACACACATTTACCGTCTAACAAAGTACCCCAAGATCAGCGTCAATCTATGCGTTGTATGGACTGCACTCAAAACATTAGAGGTTCAGGACAGTATGGGGGTAGGGCTTGTCGGTTCTCACAACGGCTAGCAGTTGTATTTCAGGATAACCCTGAAGAGGTGTATCAGTTACAAATACCTGCTACTTCTATATTTGGTAGCACTAGCAGTGGGGACAAAGGTATGCAGAATTATGCCCGACTACTGGCTAAACACGATACACCGATAGTCACTATTACTACCAAGATTTATTTTGATACCGATAGTGTTGTACCAAAACTTTACTTTAAACCTGTAAGCCGCTTAGACGGAGACACGCTAGCAAAGGTGACAGCTATGATCGACCACGAAGATACTATCTCGGCGATTACTATGTCTGTCCCAGTAACAAGTGAACCTGTGTCCCCGTTCTCCGCAGTAGACGGATTTGAATTAAACGCAAACTAAAACAATTAGGATTAATAACATGGCCGCAAATAATCAATATGTAATATCAAATGTCGAAGCCCTATGGCCTCGTATAAATAAGACCTATAAGTTCGATAGCACCGAAAACCGCACGATACCGTGTGACGTGTTTGACGAAGGCGCTAAGTACGAGACTAGGTTTCGCATGACCAAAGACCAAGCTAAAGCCCTCTTTGTTGAGATGGTAACAGCGTACGAGTCTAAGAAAGAGAAAGGATGGCCTGACAAGTTTGATATGCCTTTTAAGAAAGAAGAAGATGGTATGTTTACCTTTAAAGCATCGCTGAAAGGAGCCTACGGTAAGGACGCTACGTTTAAGCCTATACAGTACGATGCAAAAAGCGTTAAACTGCCAGACGACTTCATGCTTACTACTGGAAGTACTGTAAATGTAGCAGTTACATTTACCCCGTATAATATGCGGGAAGCAGGTGTATCCCTTAGACTACGCGCCGTACAGGTAATTAAGTACGTGCCTATGGAAGCCGCGTCTCCGTTCGGTGCAGTAGAAGGTGGGTTTCAGTTCTCGGCAGAAGAGAATCCTTTTGAAGTAGTAACTCCCACACCCGCAGTAGTAGCAGAAGTTAGTGACGATTTGTTTGGGGACGATGACACTTCTGCAAAAGTAGAAGAGCCAAAGAAAGTGGTTAAGAAGACAGCACCCGCTCCCAAAGCAAAAGATGACGCATTAGCATCTATCGTGGCTGACTGGGACGACTAACTGTCCCTTGTAACACCATAACTGTAGCTAGGAATATTTCCGAAAAGGGCGTGCAAGCGCCCCTGCTACGATACCTCTCGGAATTAGGTATACCATATGAACACAGAAGATTTTTTAAACAGAACACTGGGGGACGAAGGATACTACTGTTTATTTTCGTTCCGCACAAAAGATGACAGGCGTGTACAGAAGTTCTACACCTCCGTAGGTGACATGGCAGATGCCGCCCGTGACCTAGATAGTAAAGGCTATGATGCCTACTTTGCGTTGGCTACGTTTGAGGAAAAGAACTCACGTAAAGTTAGTAACGTAAAACAACTAAAGTCTTTCTTCCTAGATTTAGATTGCGGAGAAACCAAAGACTACCCTAATCAAGACGAAGCCCTTAAAGCATTACAGGGTTTCTGTAAGACGTTATCACTACCAAAGCCCAAGTTGGTTAACTCTGGTAGAGGTATACATGCCTATTGGTTTTTATCTGAGGCGGTAGGTATAGATGATTGGTTACCTGTAGCAGAGCGTCTAAAGAAGTTATGCGCTGAACACAAACTACTGGCCGATCCTGCGGTCACCGCTGATGCCGCTAGGGTATTACGCGTCCCTACTACTCACAACTATAAGACTACCCCTCCATCTCCTGTTGAGTTCTTAGCAGATGATGTCCCTGCTCTCGTAGATTTTGATAAGTTCTCGATGCTACTTGGCGGTGGGATGATACC